AAGGTAGCGGCTATTGAGGCACTCGCTAGTTTTGGATAAAAAAAGAGGGCTAACCAAACCCTCTTATTGTATCACTTAAAAATAGAGTAAACCTTTCACGGGGTTAGCGGGTTATTCAAAATTAATACTTTCTGCGTTACGCAATTCAATATTATCACCAGTTGATTTGTTATGAAGGTTGATTTGTATTTTTGTCTTGGCTAAATCTAATTCATATCTCAGTGCGTTATTTGCTTGTTTAGCAAAATTTGCTTGTGCCTTTGCTTCTTCTACTTTGATTTGACCAGTATCTAATTTATCCATCTGATCGAAAATAAAAGCCAATAGGCTCTTGTTGTTTACTGCTTTCATAATTTACTTTTTATTTATTTGTTTAACTAAAGATTCTATTGTTTTGTGAATTTCATGGTCACTGATGTAAACACGGTTAAGATTTTTAAGCCTATCAACGTCATTTATTAGATATTCAAATTCATGTTCTTTTAAATACTCTATTGCTTCTTTTGCGTTTTCTTCGATTTCTAAAGAGTTTATTAAATGATCCTTAAATCCCATTGAAGTATAGAAACAATATTCTCTACCAGCATTATCACAATAAGTATAATTATACTCATTTATCTCACGTTTGAATTTAATGCCGTTTATTCTTTCTCTTTTTAACTGCTCATCAATTTTATGTGACCTGTAAACAGAATACAATTCTGCTTTTTTTATTTGTTCTACCGCTTGTTGTAAGAGTGAGTATTTAAAAGATAAATGATCGTAGCATAAACATTTATGGTATTCTATTAAATAGAAGTTGTTTGCGTGGTAAAAGATAAAAGAATCAGTCTGACAAAGAAGATGAGGAATCCAGTCAAAAGTCCCCTCTAGTTTATTCTTTTCCATTCTCTCAAGACCTGATTTTTGATAACGTTTGCATTCTTCTGAATGGTCATCTAATACTAAATGTTTCATTGTAAATGTTTCGGTAAAGATATAAATAAAATTTAAAACGAAACAACACAATTAAATCTATACTTATTTCAGTTCAATAGATTTTCTCTATACAATCCGCAAATACTAAACTCAATTTCCTTTTAGGGTATGGACGTTATTAGACTGACATTACCAGACGGGGATAACTTAGAGTTTCAAATAGCACTCGTAGATGAACCAGCCATTGAATCTAATTTCATGGCTTTCAATAAACAGAATCACTTTCAATTCAAAGAAGTAGATAAATCTGAGCGTAAACTAATGGGTTATTTTATGATAGCCGATTTCGAAATTCTACGCATAGATCAAAAGCGTGGTGCTTACAAAGTTGTATTCGATAAAAAATCAATTGATAAGATCGTAGAAAACTTTTCATTCAACGGGTTAAACCGCAATATGAATGAGATGCACCAGACGGGAAAACTATCAGAAGGTGTTTATGTTCTTAACCAATGGCAAATAGATTCTGCAAAAGGAATTAAAGCACCAGACGGGTTTAAGACTGAGGCCGACGGTAGTTGGTTCGGAGTTGTTAAATGTAACAATGAAGAAATCTATCAGAAGGCTTTAAACGGAACTTTCAACGGGTTCAGTATCGAGGGCAAATTCATTGAAGAGGCAATTGATAAATACTTTAAAACAGATATAGATGAATTTTTAAATAGCGTAGAATCCGCAAACCCTAAAACTAAATCCCTTTATAATAAATTCAAAAATATGAACTTAAAAGAAGCATTTGACGCATTCGTTGCGCACTTCTCAAAAGAAGATAAAGCCGTTGAGCAAAAGTTTGAAGAACTAATGTTAGTAGACGGAGAGACAAAAGTAATGATTGAACCGGCAGTAGAAGTAGGTGCAGCGATTGCACTATTCGATTCTGAAGGTACGCCTATTCCCGCTCCGATTGGTTCATACGAACTGTCAGACGGTCGAGTAGTAGTTGTTGAAGTAGATGGTGTAATTGCATCAATTACTGAACCAACGGCAGAAGGTGAAGAACTGGCAGATGATAAATCAGCATCACCAGCACCAGCAGAAAATGCAGCAGTTAAACGACTGATTGAAAGAATTGAAAAGGTATCTGAATTTGAAAAACAAATTGCAGACCTAACTAAAAAAATTGAACACCAAGACGGTGAGTTGGACGCTTTAAAAAAGCAGAACACTGAAACGGTGGAGTTCACTAAACAAACTTTAGAAACTATCAAAGATTTGGTAGCCTCTGAAGAAGCAAAAGCACCTGTTACTCCTGAAAAACAGGCTTTCAAAATGGAGAAAAAAGAAAACGGAATTAACAACTATTTTAAAAAATAATTTATGAGTTTAGATGTAAGCGCAATTGCAGCGTATATTGAGAATAACGACACGCCCCTTGTAGGGCAAATTCAAGTATCACCAGAAATGACTGCTGCGGGTGTTACTTTAGTTACAGCAGTAAAAGGATCAACGAATCTACATGTTCTTGAAACGGATGTAATTTTCCAATCAGGTGGTGGTTGCGCCCGTACAGCAGCAGGAACAACTGTAAGAACAGATATTACAATGGTTGCAGGACGTATCGCAATCGCTGAAGATTTATGTTTTGATGATCTTGCTGGTAAATGGGATCAAACACTATTGAAACAAGGTTTGTTGAATGGTATTCAAACAATGCCAGAAGAATTTGCTAAAATCTACTTTGATGAGAAAATGGCAAAAATGAAAGCAGCTATTGAAATTGCTGACTGGCAAGGGGACACCGCTTCTGGTTCTGCTAACTACAACAAATACAACGGTTGGATTAAATACATTGATGCTGGCTCACCAGTAGACGGTAATACTTCAAACGCAACTTCTGTAACTGTATCGAACATCATCACAATTTTAGATGATATGTTCTTAGCTATTCCAAACAACTTGAAATTCAGAACTGATTTGGTACTTTATATGCCGTGGCAATGGTTCCAAATGTATGGTGTTGCGACTAAAAACGCTAACTACTTTGCAAACTCAGGAGGTCAAGAAAACGTTTCAGTTATCTTAGGAACAAACGTAAAACTAAAACCTACTTACGGTTTAACAACTTTGACTTACGGACGTATGTTCTTAACTTACCCTTCAAACCTAGTTGTAGGTATTGACTTGGCAAGTGACGAGAATTTTACTTCACGTATTGACCCAGTGACTAACAAAAAACTTTTGGTTGATGCACAGTTCACAAGAGGAACACAAGTGTATTTCACTGAGGATATTGTTGAGTTCACAATTCACGGATCATAGTAAATAACATATTACGGGATAGGGTTTAGGCTCTATCCCTTATTTTAAAACATAAAGAAATTATGTGTACTTTAACAACGGGATTCCCGTACGAATGCAACAACGGTGCTGGTGGTGTAAAACAAGGCTCACTACTAATCACAGATTGGGATAACATTAGCGGAGGTGCAACAATTACTGCTGGTGAAATCACTGCATTAACTCAGGTTGGTGGTACTTCATTCAAACGTTACAATATCCGTAAAGAAATTGTAGCAATGGATAGTACATCAACTACTGATCCTTTGACTGGATCAAATGTAAACGAGGCGGTTATTACTGCTGCGCTTTACAAACTAAGCAAAACAAAAAACACTGAATTAAAACTTGCACAGGGTACACCATTAATGGTAATCATTCAAGATAACAACGATGTATATCATGCGTTTGGTTATGAGAATGGTGCTGAACTTTTAACGGTTCAAGCTATGACTGGTAAAGCAATGAATGAGATGAACGGCTACAACCTTTCATTTACAGCAAGAGAGCAAAACAGATACACGGTAGCGTCAGCATTAATGGCTACTATCTTGGTTGAAGGTGAAAACTCTTAATAGGATTGTTTAAAAATTAATCAAGGGCTTGACGAAATATTCAGCCCTTTTTTTTTAACTTTACGGTTATGATGATTAGAAAGGAATGTTTAGGTACGTCATTTAGTAAGAAGTCACCTCACAACGGTTGCCACTTTTCGGGAGTGATTACAGATAACCCTGAAAACTTTGCACTATACAAGGTGTTGCAATTAGATGTATTTGAATCTAATATTCCACCAATGGCAAACGTAATTGATTTAGACCCTGATTTGGGCTATATTGATTTAGATACAAAACGTAAAAAGAAGAAAAAGTAAATGGCTAACATAGTCCTTCAGAAATCAACTAATAATACAAACGTTTCATTCACGTTGTACGAAAAGACAACTATTGTCGGAACGGTTTACTATTTATTTGAGTTTCAGAACGACCAAACAAAGGTTAAGTACTATCAGATTTTTACTGATGTAAGCGTTGCGGGTTCAGCCCGTCAGCGTTCAAACCTTTTTAACATTGAAGTTGTAAATAGTGGATCAGGTGCAAATAAGATTATTTTAGGCAACACTGGATTATACCACTACACAATATACGAACAAGCAAGTTCAAGCAATTTAGACCCTACAGGTTTAACAATTGTAGAACGTGGGCAAATGAGATTAATTGACACGGAAACAAGTCAATACATAGCGCATGAAATAGATATTACATACGTAGCACACCAAGTAACATTATGAGTTCAACATACTATTTTGGAAAGTCACAAACACTGGAGAAATTCGGTGCTTTGGAATTGCCTGTTTTCAAAGTTGATAATCAGTTAGAGTGGGTTATTAATGGAATGATGAAAGGTTGGAAAAACCTTCAGCCACAATGGTATAATTTTCTTTACCAGACATCGGTTAAACATCACTCAATCATTGATGCTAAAAGCAGATATACATACGGTAAAGGTTGGGCGGTTGAAGATAATGCATTACTCACATCTGAGAAAATTGAAATACGTTCTTTCTTAAAGAAAGTAGAAAAGAATAAGGTAACTCAAAGATGTATTTTAGACAGAGTTATTCAAGGCGGTTTCGCTTGTGAAATGATCTACGACAATGCGTTAAAAAGGGTTATGCCTTACCATGTTGATTTTTCATACATACGTGAAAGCAAACCAGAATACGATAAAGACGGGAATTTAAAAGCACCTTTGTATTTTTACACTTCTGATTGGAAGGCACAACGTCCAAAAGACAATAAAGATTTTGTAGTATTCCATCCGTTCGATGTAAACGAAAAGCCTGACAAGTCAAAACGTTATTTAGTTTATTACAAAGATTACAGACCAGATTTAGGCGCTTATCCTTTGCCTGAGTACATGGGAGGTTTACCGTACATCCAAGCAGATGCAGAAGTAGGTAATTTCGTTTACAACAACGTTAAAAACGGATTCAGTGCTGGGTATATCTTTAACTTTTATAATGGTGACTTAGATGAAAGCCAACGGGCAAACATTGAAAACGCATTAAAGGCTTCTAAACACGGTACAGAGAATGCGGGTGAACCATTTGTAGCGTTTAACAATGCTGGTGATAAAGGGGTTGAAGTAACACCTATTCAAGCAAACGGTCAAGACGATCGTTATTTGCAATTAAACAACCAAATAAGAGATGAGATATTTACGGCTCACGCTATCTCTCCTTTGGTGGTTGGTATGAAAGGTGATAACGGATTTTCAAACAATGCAGACGAAATAAGAACGGCAGTAGAAAACTTTACTGAGGGTTATGTTAAATCTGCGCAGGATATTTTCAATGAGTTTATGAACGGTGTAATTGATTTCAATGAGATCAAAGGAAACGTTTATTTACAGAGATTAGACCCGATTGCAGAACAACTTTCGGAGACAACACTTTTACAGATTTCAACACTTGACGAAATTCGTCAAATGGCAGGGCTTTCAAAATCAGTTACCGAAAGCAATAAGATTGCAGATGCTTTGAAATCGCTTTCACCTTTGGTAGCAAATAAGGTTTTAGAGTCAATGAGTGCAGCAGAGATACGTTCATTAATCGGATTAGATACTACACAGCCAGTCGTTTCAACAACGATAACACAAACAAAAGAGTTTTCAGCTATTGGTTTAAATGATGATGATTACGTAGTATTAGATTCATTCGAGTACAACTTTGAAAGCATTGAAGACGCAATACAAAGGACTTCTGACTTTAGAATGGCATTTGCAGATAAAACCGAAAAGGCAATTTTAGGAGCGTTAAACGACAATCCAAAGTTAAAGCCAAAAGAGATTGCTGAGATTATCGGTAAATCTTTGAAAGAGGTAAACGCCGCGATTAAGAGTTTGAACGATCAAGGGTTGCTTGAAGGTAAAGGAATCACACCAGAAGGTGAGGGTGAATTAGAGGAATTTATTACGGTTTATAAATACGTGACCCGTAACGATGTGCCACCGGTTGAAACAACTAGCAGACCGTTCTGTAAAAAGTACATGGCATTATCTCAAGGTCGTTCTTTTACGATTGAAGATATTAAGGCGTTGAGCGTTCAAGAAGGTTACGATGTATTTGCTTTGCGTGGTGGGTGGTATCATAATCCAGATACGGACAAAAACACCCCGTACTGTAGGCATTCATGGAGCGCAAGAATTGTGAGATTGAAATAAATTTACTATATTTATAGCATGGAAGAATATAGAGATATTAAAGGTTACGAAGGTGTTTATCAGGTTTCAAATATTGGTAACGTTAGAAGGTTTTATGCGGGTATAAAATCATTTAGAATGATGAAACCAATTAATCATTCTGGCGGTTATTCAAGATTAAAATTAAGAAATAAAGGTAATGATAAAGACGTTTATATTCATCGATTAGTAGCAGAGGCTTTTATAGAAAAATCTGGTGAAGTAGTAAATCATTTAGACGGTAATAAAAAAAACAATCACTTATCTAATCTTGAAGTTTGCTCCCAAAGAGAAAATGTAACTCATGCGTTTCAGAAAAGAAAAATGCATAGTTCTTTTGCTGGTGTTTCTAAATTTGAAAATAAATGGCGTTCAGATTTTTTCGTGAATGGAAAACGCACTAAAACATTTGGATTTAATTGTGAAACCGCTGCGTATGTAAATTATTTGAGATTGCTAAAACAAAATAACATTGTAAACAAATACGCATAATGGCTAGAGGTTTATTTATATCTGAAACATTTGTAAAAGAGAATAGTGAGATCGATGAAAACGTCGATATGAAACTCATTAACCCTACTATCTGGTATTGCCAAAAGGAATACTTAGAGAAAACTTTGGGTACTAATCTGTATAACGATTTGATCGCTTCAATTGTTGCTGGAACTTTAGCGGGTAATGACTTGACTTTAGTAGATGACTACGTGGCAGATGCACTTCTATTTTGGGTTAAGCATGAGTTACAAGTGCCATTGACTTATAAGTTTAGAAACAAATCAGTAAACAAAAACACTGATCCAAATAGTCAGGTTGTAGGATTTGAAGAGCATAAGTATCTAAAGGATTACTACAAACCAAAAGCGCAATATTTTACAGAACGTTTGGAGCGTTATTTATGTGCTAATAAAACTCTTTATCCTTTGTACTGTACAGAAGATGAAACGGATGAATTAAGCCCACGTAACACACCGCCACAAGTTGCAGTTTATTTAGGAAACGGTTACCCGAAAAAAGATAAATATGGATATTACACCACAGAGTAAGTCAAAGAAATTCAAAAACATTGACAAAAAATTATTGAAGTCTTATGAGCTTAACGTACAACCAGATAATAAAGATAAGCCGAGCGTTTCAACAAGCGCACTACATCCTTAAAAACTTTGGGAACGGTGGCGAGGCTGATATGGTTTTACATAATCAGTTAGCTACCTATAAATATCCTTTGATTTGGATGAACGATGCACCTTCTACTTATCAGGAAGGTTTAGAGTCTTTTAATTTCAGGGTGTTTTTTTTAGCTCCTGCTGTTACTTTAAAAGATCGCGGCACTGATTTAATGAGTGTAAACGTTAACGAGGTTAAAAGCGACATGATACAGTGTGCTAACGACTTTATTACATACTGGATTCAGCAAACAGATAACTACAATACTTTAGGATTTGATAAATCGGTTAACAGAGATTCAGTAGATAACTATACTGACGACAATTTAACTGGGTGCTATATTGATATTCGATTCTACCAACCACTTGAATACAATGAGTGTGCAATCCCAATGAGTACACCTACAAGTTTGCCTGATACTTGCGCTCCTGTTTTGATTTATGAAAATGGAATTTTAGTAGATACTATTGCAAGCGGTGGTACTTATTCTTATACTTCAAGCGGCGGTTCATTTACTTATGACTTGTATCAAAACGGAGTAGATACAGGGCAGAATATTGTTATAGATGGAACAGACATAACGATTAACATTAATTAGATATGCCGATAATAAACATAAACACTAATAGCACTCTTGCTGATATTTTAGCAAATCCACAATCTGGTTCAGACAACTACGCTTTAGAAGGAAACTCATTAACTTTTAACAATGTTGATTTAGCAGACCAGAACTTTGCTCAATCAGTTGCCAATACAGCAGAACAAAATGCAGCGACTTATGCAGATACAAAGGTAGCTGATTCGATCACAAACGGGGTCACTACTATTGCACCATCTCAAAATGCTGTATTTGATGCGTTGGCGTTGAAACAAGATAAAGTTTCTGGGGTAAGTGATGCGGAGATAGGCTATTTAGATGGTGTTACTTCTTCAATTCAAACACAGTTAGACTCAAAACATCCAACGGCTAATTTTTTCGCTTTTTCTTCAAATACTTATACAGATTCGACCTCATATTATTTAGGCCAAGCATTGAACCCAGTTACGGCTACATCTCAAACAGGAGGTGTTGCTTTAAAGGCTGGTGTTATTACAGCTTGTATTGTATCTGTTTATAACGGCGGAACGGTAGCCAGCAATGAGAACTGTACATTAAACCTAGTTCACGGTACAAACTACGGTACAACATCATTGATCGCAAATGATATACAATTAAATGCGAATAAACAAACGATTCGATTAGTTACTGGGCTTAACATTACTGTAACTGATTGCGCTTCTTTAGTAAATATTAATATTCCTGTTTTAGCAACAAATCCAAACGGATTACAATTAAGAGTAACTATATTCTATGCGTAAAGAAATCACATACAAACAGCAAGGGGACGGCTCAGACTCTTGGATAATCAAGACGTTTAACGATAAAAATGAACTTATCCAAATCCCTGAAATCGTTTACGAAGATCCATCTAAACAAAATAAAGAGGTTGAACTCTGGCGAATAAAAGGAGTTTTAACTTTGATGGGCAGAATCAATGAGGTTGATATTGCTATTGAAAAACTACCTGAACCAAATAGAACTTTAGCTGGTTTTGTTTGGAATAGCGGAAACAGTCTTAATAGTCAAAGCGACACCGTCAAGTTTGTTCAGGCTTCTTTGAATTTAACAGACGAGGAAAAGGACTCTATTTTTGAACAAGCAGCAGCGATTAAGTTATGACCAAAGATCAGGAACAACTTTTAAAGGACATTCATACTTGCTTAATCGGAAACGAATTGCAAGGGCAAAAGGGTGTGTTGCATCGTTTGGAAACTTGCGAGGTTAAGATTGATGTGATTGAAAAAAAGAAGGCTGATAAATGGGATTGGTCAAAGATTTTCAAACTAGGAATTAAATTTGGTACTAAAGCCGGAGGAATGTAATTATGGAAAGAATCAAAGCAACGAAATCATTTTACCAGGATGAATTTATCTCTCAAGGTGGTGACTTTTCAAAGGTAGATGTAAAAATCATTCTGGTCGCTCAATGGCTCAGAGATCAATTAGGTAAACCAATTACCATTAATGACTGGGCAACTGGTGGCGCATATCGTTATTCTGGTTTGCGTCCTGAAGATTGTCCGATTGGCGCTAAGAAGTCAGCCCACAAAGAAGGTAAGGCAATTGATATTAAGGTCAAAGGAATGACAGCAAAGGAAGTATTTGAGTTTTGCCTTAAATATTCAGATGAACTGTACGCAATGGGAATACGTGAGATCGAAGATAACGCATTTACTCCAACGTGGACGCACCTTGCAACACGTGGCAATCATTTAGCAATCAAAATTATTAAACCATGATGGGGACAGGATTTTTAAAGAACTTAATTTCAGGCAAAGGCTCTGAGATAATTGAAAGCGTTGGAAATGTAGCGGATAAGTTTATCAC